TATTTATATTTTTATTTTTATTTTTATTTTTATTTTTATTTTTATTTTTATTTTTATTTTTATTTTTATTTTTATTTTTATTTTTATTTTTATTTTTATTTTTATTTTTTTTATTTTTTAATCTTGAGAAATCGGCATTTAAAATACGCACCGCTCTAAATTAAAGAAAATACATTTATAACATATAATTACAATTAGTAAAAGCGGATTTTCCTTAAATAAATATGTTTTTAGAAAAAACTTAACCAAAACTAACTATTAAGTATTATTTATTTTTTCTTATCTTTTTTATCTTTCTTTTTATAAAACATAAATTGTTTTTTACCATTTAATATTCTAATTTCACCAACAGGTTTAGGTAATCTTATACGGTCTTCTAAGTTTTCATTATAAATATACATTTTACCCATTGCGTTAGGTTTTTTATCAGCATAATATAATTTATCTTTTATATTAATTTTATCATATAAATCAAAAACGAATTTTTCAGGTGTAATATCAATTGTATCAATTGTGTCATCAATAGATGGTGTATAAATATAATTATCTCTATTTTCATTATCATAATCCATACATGTAAGATTTTCATTTTCAGAAGATAATTTATTTTTACTATAATTTATACTACAATCAAAAGCAGATATTTTCATTAAATTTTGAAATTCATTAACAATTTTTTTCTTTCTTTCAGCAACCATAAATAAATGTTCATCACTTGTTACGACTTTAAATGCTTTATTACTTAAAGCAGGGTTGGTATAAGTATAAATATCAGACCGCACATCTTGTTTTGTAATTGTCTTCACTAATTCAGGAGTAATTGTAGACATATACAAAAATACTTCTACTGTACGATCTTGTTTTGGTAAATTTAAATGAGACTGATAGCGCACACCGCGACCAATAATTTGAGTTATTAATACCGGTTGCCAATATGGTTCCATGATATGAATATATCTTACTTCTTTTAAATCTAAACCTTCAGCACCTGTTTTTGTAGTCATAAGCATTTTAATAACTTCTCCATAATAATTATTTTTATAATTTTTATTTAATTCAGAAACTAATAAAGAACAACTACTATCTAATTTATCCCATTCAGAATTATATATATTACGTAAAATTTCTCTTTTAGTTTTATCTACAGAACCTGTATAAAACATATATTTATGTTTATCTTTATCTTTTTCATCAATATCTAATTCCCATTTCCATTCATTATTTACTTTTGTTTTTTTAATATCAAAATGCGACCATTTTCCTGTTTGTTCTAAAGCAAGAGCAAATGTATTTAATCCAGTTAATGTTAAAAAATTACTATAGACAAATAATTTTCCTTCTTCTTTTAAAATATTAGAAATCATTTTTAAATATTTTGGTGAATATTTAGCAAGACTGCCATTTTTTATATCTAAATATTTATGTTTATCTTTTGTTAATATTTTTAAGTAAGTATCTTTAATCGTTTTTTCATAGACTGATTGTGTCATTGTATCTAATTCATCACCAGCAATTATTAAATCATTATCTAAATGTTCGGATAAAGTTTCAACTTGTGAAAGTTTATCTTTCACTTCTTTATTATCATAAGGACTACCAATTTCTTCTGGAAATACAAAAGAACAGGCTAACCTACTGTATAAACGATAGGTTGATGATAAACTATCTTCTTTATCACCATTGCGTTTTTTTTTATCATATTCTATTTCTTCATGTCTGTATTTTTCATATTTAGATAATTGATATGAACTCATTGGTATTGATTCTATATTAGTAGATATAAGTTCAGGATATAATGTTTTATCTTTGTAACCATAATAAGAGGTTAAACCTACAATACGACGTTTAATTAATTCTAGATTTTTTAATTTATTAATTTCAGGATTATAAAATTTGCTTTCAAATTCATCTTTATCTTCAGGAAAACACGTTTCTTTTTTCTCAACAATAAGTATTTTATACCCCATTTGTTGTATTAGTTTTTCGATTTGATTATAAAATGTAGTAAAATCAATATTACTTTCAGGTTTATATATTATACCTTTGCCTTTTGAATCTGTTATAAAATTCTCAGGATTTTTTGTGACTTTAATAATTTTTCGTGTTTTATCAATAATAATTTGGTCTACATACTCATTTTGTTTTAATTTATATTTAATATTTTCATAATCAATGTTTAACCCGCCATCATATAAAGTTTTAAATTTAATCTCTAGAACATTCATATAGCCACGTAAAATATTATAAATTTTACTAATTTCAATAACTTGATTAATAATTGGTGTTCCACTTAAAAATACATATTTAGGATTTTTAGCTTCCATAAATAATTTATAGTATTTAAGAGCATTCGCACTTTTGGAATTCATAATATTACCTAAATTATGAATTTCATCAACAATAATAATTTTATTATCAAAATCACCTTCTTGTATTTTAGTTATAAATCTACCATCATAATGTAAAAATTTAAATCTACTATTAATCATATCGTTAATTTGTTTATCTAATTTTTCACGATTAGAAAATGATAATTCATTATAATTGGATTTATTATTTGTAAAGTCTATAAAAAAGACACCTTTATTATCATTTATAGATTTTTCTAAAATACCTAAATCTTTAGCCAATTTTTTTTCACTGTTTTTTTCACATTTATTAAATACCCAATGATTAATTGTTTTAAAATATTCTGAACCACATTTTTTTATTTCTTTTTTAAAATTATCTTCTAAATTTGCTTTACTAATAACAATAACCTCTTTTTTACTATATATTGATTCCGCAATCGCAATAGACGCACACGTTTTACCATGTCCTAGACCAATATATAATAATAAACCTCTAATAGGACTTCCATCTTGTAAATAATCACGCGTTAAACGTTGAATTGTATTTATTTTAAATCCTTCTATTATACGTGGTATTTCTTGTTTAGTATTATAAGACTTATTGGTTTCATCATATTGAGCAAAAGTAGCATTTTTCCAATTATAAAAATGCTTACGATTAGGTAATTCCCAAATACCATTTTTAGGATATACTTTATTTTTATTTACTAATGGAATATATTTCTCTAGTGATTTATCTATTTTCTCTTCTTTTATCTCTTCTTTTTTGTCGATCTCTTTTTTAGATTTTATAACATTATTTTCTGTATTAATTTTATTTAAATAATCATTATCATTATTATTATTTATTTTAATTGTAATAAATTTTTGTTTTTTAGAAACTTTAATATAGTTTTTAGGGGTACTTTTAGAATTACTTTTAGAATTACTTTTACTTTTAGGGTTTTTCAATGTTAATTTAGGCATATTAGGATTATCCTTAAATAAACAGGTGTGTTTATTAAATGATAAACCTAAAAGAGCTTTTTAAAGCCTTGAACTTATTTAACGATTATTATATTTAAAATAGATATTTATTTTAATTATTTAATTTAATTAAATAATTAAAATAAATATCTACTTTAAATATAATAACTGTCAAATAAGTATGACAAAATATAATAATTTAAATTATAAAAAAAAAATATATGAAAAAAAGACAAAAAGAACATCATTATTAAAAAGTAAAAAAACATCATTATTAAAAACTAAATTAAGTTCAATATTTAATAATAATAACAATAACTTAAATGATACTGAAAGTACAATTACATTTACAGTAATTAATACTTATTTTAGTAAAAATAAAAATAAAAATAAAAATAAAAATAAAAATAAAACAACAAAAAACAATATTAATGAAACATTTTTAACAAAAACAAGAACAATTAGAAAATATAAAATGTCACAAAGTAAAAAAGATAAAGTTATTGAATTTTTAGATGATAATTTATATAATTTAAAAAATAAAAAAATAATTGAAGGTACACAATTAGATACTGAGTTATTTAATGATGATAGATTAAATTGTATATGTCATAATATTTATAAATTACATTTAGAAGAAGATTGTAAATGTAATACTATGAAAACTTATAGTTCTCAAGGTAAAAGTGGGGCATCAATACATTCTATTATGTGTAAAATAGAAAATCATACTAATAAAAATAAAATGAGTAATAATGAAAACAAAGATAATTATGAAAAACAAATATTAAAAGTTGTTCCTTTAAATAATTATTATGTAAAGTTAAGAACAGAAACAAAAAAATATATGTTTGTAGAATTAGATGATTTTACAATTCAAACATTAATTAATATGTATGTTCATAATGAATTACCATTTAATACCGTAAAACTTATTAATTCTGGTATATGTAATAAACATAATATGTTAAATTTAACTACATTAAAGATACATAATAATAATCAAATTAATAATAAAACTAATAAAAATAAAACAATGAAAGGTAAATATCAAGGTTATAATTTAATGTATCAAGCAGATTTAGGTTCAGGAAGAGATTTTTTAACTAATATAATTAATGGTAAAAGTGATATTGATTTTAATATAACTAATGATAAACAAAGATATATTATGTTTATTAATGGTTTATTACAAATAATATTAATAATTGGACATTTACAATCATCCCCTCTTGAATTTTTTCACGGTGATTATAAGCCCGAAAATGTATTTGTAAAAACATGTTCTGTAAATAAAACTAAATACTTTAAATATAATGTCTTTGGTAAATCTATAAAAATAAAAAATTTAGGTTTTTCAGTATTAATTGCTGATTTTGATAGGTCATCAATAACATTAAATAGTTATTATAAAAATACAGAGAAAAAATATCGTTTAATATCACATATTTTATTTAAACCGTTATTATCTAATTATGTTAATAATATTATAAAAAATTATGGTGATATAGATCCTTATATTTATAAAGAAGATATTAAAATTAAAAAATTATTTATTAGTAATTTAATACCTAGAAAAATAGACCCAACAATAACTGTATTACGGTCTGCCGGTATTAAATTATATAGAGATTTTGATTTATATATATTTTTTATAAGATTAATTGAAACTGAAGATATGAGAAATTATATAGTTAAACATAAAATAAATGATACATTAATGAATTTTATGAGTTCTGATTTTAGATCAGAATTATTTACTATACCACCTAAAAAAATTTCATTAAATGAAAGTGCGTATATAGTTGTAGAACTATTAAATAAAATAAAAGAACCCTTACCATTAATATTTAATAATGATTATATAAATTCTTTAAAGAATTTAAATTATAAATTATTTAAACTATAAATTTTAAAAATATATTTAATTATTTTAAATTTATTATTGTAAAAAAAGAATATAAATAAAAACTAACTAATATTATTTATACATAGACATAGACATAAAAATAATAATAATAATAAAATATTATATAAAAAATATTAAACTATGACAGAAAAAAAACAAAAAAGTTCATATTTTAATACCAATGAAGTTAAAAAATTTACATTTACACAAGAACAATATATTAAATTAGAATTAGAATATAATAGAACTATAGTATATAATACACTTGTAAATAACATAGAAAAAATATTAAATATAAATGAAAATGTTGAATATAACAACAGAAAAAAATATGAAAATAAAAATATAATAGAACGATTTGTTTTAGAATGTATTAATCACGGACTATCACCACAAATTATACATAATAGTAATAGTAATAGTAATAGTAATAGTAATAATAATAATAATAATAATAATAATAATAATAATACAATATTAGATGAATCTAACTACAAACTAGAAACTAATTATGAAACATTATCACAGTATTTTTTATTTAATCCTATACTAAATGATGAAAAAAAATTATATTCTATATTTTATTTTAATAAAATGATTAATGAATATAACGAAAAAAAAATAAAAGTATCTACAGAAATAATATTAAAAATAGAAAAAGAATTTATAAAAGCACATAATGAAGTTATAAAATTAAATACTAATTTTAAAAAAATGGTTGAAACACAAATTATTAATCTAGGAAAACAAATAGAATGTTCTATAAAGTTAGAAAATGATACACATTTTATTATAAAATATAGAGATTATATAAAAATTATAAATTCAAGTCGTTACTATAAATTAATTAAAAATTATGATAAACCTTTTCCTTATGATATTATCCGTATGATATTAAGATATGGTATTTTTGATACATCAAGTCAGCAATGGAGTATTGGTATAGATTTATATGAAACAATCAGTGAATTATTTGACATTAGTTTTGAAACATTTGCTAGTCCTTTAAATTTTAATATGTATCGTTTTTGTTCTATTTTTAAAGATACAGATAGTATTTTTGGAAGTGTAGGAAGTTTTTATAGTTTAAAATGTGAACATTTAATATTACAAAATATAAAAGGTGTATTTTTTAATCCACCTTATTTACCTATCCTTATGAAAAAATGCTCTTCTCAATGTTTAGCACTTTTAGATGAAATGAATAAAAATAAGTTTGATTTTACCATATTTTCATTTTTACCAAATTGGGATGATGCTGATTATATAAAATCTTTAATTAAATCTAAATATATGGTTGAGTATAAAGTAGTTAATAAAGGTAATTATATTTTACAAGAAAAAGACAGAGGAAAACTTATTACTGGAACATTTGATTTATTAGTTATTGTTTTAAATAGTAATAAAAATAAATGGGATGAAAAAAAGAAAACTGAAATGAAAATTCATTTTAATACTATACTTAAAAATATGAAAGAAGAAACAAAAGAATTATTTTATAAAAAATAAAAAAAAGTGGTGTTGAAAAACACCATATTGGAACAGAATTGGTATATAGGGTTAGTTGGATAGAATTATTATGTTAAAGGATAACGTACTCATTCTTAATCAAAGTACATAAATTACAAACACTCAGACCATTTTTACTACATTCATTTAAGCAATCTGATTGTGTACAAATAATGACAAACTCAGATTCTATAGTTGAAGAAGAGGTTGGTTCTTGTGATGGCAAAATAGATAGCGACATTAAATAATTACATGCATCATAAAGGGTTAAAGAGGCTTTCGTCGCTAAATCCGATATATTGAAAAATATAGTTGTCATCTTTCAAATCAAGTATACTAATGGATACATAATTTTATAATTTCAATTTTTATAAATTTTGCTGTTTTTATGTAATTTATATGTAATTTATATGTAATTTATAATAATTTTAATAGATATAAAAATTGATTTAAAGATATAATTATTATTTTATTTATAAATAATAGTTTGTCATATTTTACATTTTTATATATTTTATTTAATTATATTATTAAATTATTACCTTATAACAATTCTAAATATTAAATACTTTAAAATGACGTCTCAACAAAATTATAATAAAGTATCCTATGAATTAGTACCTACTCCAGATGAAATTGTATCTGGTTATATTAATCCTTTTAATAAAGTAAATAAATTAATTACTAAAAATACAGTTCAAAATATATTAAAAAAATATGGTGTATTTCAAAATATTAATAATTTAGATTTTTATCAAGATGCGATGGTTCATGAAAGTTATACTGTTGGTAAAATTAAAACGATTTGTTCTAGAGACAATGTAAAAACTGTAAAAAATCCTGATGGATGTGTGCTATTACGTGATAATTCATACGAAAGATTAGAATTTTTAGGTGATGCTGTTATTGAAAATATTATTGTAAGTTATTTATATAGACGATATCCTGACCAACGTGAAGGATTTTTATCCTCTATGAAAATGAATTTAGTTAATCGTATTACATTAGGTCATCTATCAAAAGTAATAGGTCTTAATGATTATTTAATTATTGGTAGAACATTAGATGATTTACAGAACGCTAGAGAAGAAGACAAAATTCTTTGTGATGTTTTTGAGGCGTTTATTGCTGCTATTTATCTTGATTTTAACAATGATAAGCATGGTTTTTTAAGTTCTTTTATGTCTGGAGCAGGTTATCAAGTAGCCGAATTATTTTTAATTAATTTAATAGAAGATGAATCAAGTCAATTAGATATTACAACATTTATTCTGGATGATAGAAATTATAAAAATAAAATTGTAAAATTAATTAAAAGAATACATAAATATAATCCCACATTTAAGGTTTTTAAAAGTGATGTCTCTAAAACAGGAGAACAAATTATTACAGTTCAACTTATTAATCCAAATACTAAAGAAGTTATTAGTGAAGGTAAAGGTCAAAATAATAAAAAAGCAGAACAAGATGCTAGTAAAATTGCTTTAATTAAAATGGGCTATTTTAAAAATTAAAACATAACAAAAATTAATGAAAAAATAACAAAAAAAATGAAAATAATTTTTAGTTAATGAAAAGTTTTTATTTAATTAATAATTTTCATAATATATGTTTTTTTATGATATATGTTTTTTTATAATGGGCTTATCCTCGGCATATTTCTACAATATTACTAACTAATAAAGTTTTATTATTTTCAGTAATTTTTGGAAATATATCAGCAATTTTATTCCAATTTTTTTTAAATTGTGAAAAAGGTAATTTTAATAATTCTAGAATATAAACATAAATTTCGGCTTGATATTCAGCATTTAAAATATTATAATTAATAACTATGTTTTTAAGTTCTTGATTTGTATTAGGAACTGTATAAAATGTTAATGTTTTATGTTTATAATCCCATACATAATCAAAATTTGGTGTTGTATTATTTAATTCATTGCAAAATGATTTAAAATCAATATTATAAATTTTATTATCTGTTAAATCTTTTATAAAATTTAATTTATCATTTAAATTTGTATTATTTGAATTACTATTATATTTATTTAAATTTTTATTATTTTTATTATGATTTAAATTACTATTATGATTTAAATTACTATTATTAGAATTATTAATAATATGATTATTAATATAATCATAGTTTAGTGAAGTTTGTGTATTTGAATTAGAATTATTATTATTATTATTATTATTATTTAAACTATTTTGACGTTCTAGTCTTTGTCGTTCTTCTTTTTCTTTTATTGCTTTATCTTTTTTATCTTTTTCTCGTTTAGTCTTATCTGCTTTTTCTGTATCTTCTTTTACTTTTTTTATTAAATTTTGATTGTATTTTTTAAGTTTAGAATAATTATTTCTAATATTAATTGAACAAATACATTTATTACTTTCAGAAGCAATTTTTGTTAAGCACATTTTACAATAAACAGCAGTGCATTGAAAACATTTAATACAAGAAATATCTTCTTCATAACAAATAATACATTCAGTTTTAACTTCGTTTCCTACAAAAATATCATTTACATTATTAGCCTCTGATGTGCTTATAGGAATATTATTATTATATGCGTTATTAAATGATTCAGCAAGTGCTCTTTCAAAATCATTTTCATCCATAGTAAGAAGTAAATACTATCGTAATTATATAGAATGGTTTTTAGGCTTATCCTTAAATAAACAGGTATGTTTATTAAATGATAAACCTAAAAGAACTTTTTAAAGCCTTGAACTTATTTTACTGTTATTATATTTAAAGTAAATATTTATTTTTAATTATTTAATTAAATTAAATAATTAATATCAAACTATATTTTAATGTAAAATTAAATATATACTATATAATAACGGTTAAGTTCTTTTATTCTTGATTTGCGTCCTAGTATATGTGGTGTCCTTCTGTCAAATTAATAATATTTAAATTACTACTATATCAAGGCACTATATACTAATTACTTTATCCATTTCATTTCTGTTTTATACCTTAGGATTGAAAGCATATAAGTTTTATAAACATTAATATACGTATTGTGTGTCGCTTTAACTTTTTAATGGTATATATATCAATGGAAGATAGAAAAACAGTAATCTAACTTAATATTTATTAGGATATTATCTTTACATTAAAAATTATGTAAATTTATTTTTTAGTGCAAATTAAAATATAAATTATATTATTAACTAAATAAACTATACTTATAATATATAAACCACTCTTATTTATTATATGATAAGCCCATTATAATAAATTTTTTTTCAATTTTTTAAAATAAAAAAATTAAAAGTGTATAATGTTTATATTTTTTTAAATTGATTTTATATATATTTTATATTATTCTTAATTATTTAAGTTTAGTTTACGTATCAGGGTTAGCAGCACCTGGTGTAATAGTCCATGCGTTAGCACCTGTTTTAACAGCAATAAAAGTAAGTAGTGGTCCTAATGCTAATTCAGCAAAATAGGATCCATCAGAATTAGTAACAGAATGTCCATTAATTGTTGTACTATTGCCCTCTGAACTTAATTCACATTCTGCTGTTGTTTGTATTATATAAACTTTTCCATTAGCTACAGATGTAGGACTTGGTAAGTATGCTCTATCATCAGCACCGGTGACTGGTGATAATACAACTATAGTAGTGGCTGGTAAAATTCTACTTGATAGATTTGGTGCTCCTGCTGCTGGTACAGCTACAATTTGAACAATACCATGTAATCCACCAGTTAATGTAGTTGCTTCATCAACATTAAGTGTTCCTTTAATTGTTGTTAGCTTTCCTAGAGCACTCATTTCTACATCACCGATACTTAATTTTGTTTTACCAGTTGAAGTAGAAAATATATTATTAATATTTGATGTATTACCATTAGTAATATTACCACTATTAATAATTAAATTACTTGTTAAAGTAGTAATACCGGACACACCTAATGTAGTATCTAGTGTTACCGCTTCATCAACATTAAGTGTTCCTTTAATTGTTGTTAGCTTTCCTAGAGCACTCATTTCTACATCACCGATACTTAATTTTGTTTTACCAGTTGAAGTAGAAAATATATTATTAATATTTGATGTAT